TTTTCTCATCATAAATCTCTCTCAAAAATCTTTTCAACATTTAGTTTAGCATTAACTAGCTGCACAAGCGATGGTCTTTTCTTTGATATAAACTGAACAAATCTTGGCCCTAGTATCCTACTATATTCAAATATGAACAAGTCGAAGAAATAATTGGTAACAGCTGGGTCGACTGAGGCAGAAACAGAGACAGGAAGCATTTTGTAATCCACCCAAGAAAAGTCAACGTTATCCACTTGCTCATGAATGCTGATTCTTTCCATGCCAAACATGTCTATGTCCATGTCAAACTCATCATCTAAGTCCTCTGACAAATCTGGCTCTCCAAATATGTCTGTACAAAAATCATCATCAAATTGAGCCATGAAAAAATCTCTGGCATCAGTGCTTCCTAAGCTAGGTGTACTTTCTGAGCTAGCATCATCAAAGTCATCAATGACTGACGGAAGCTTTCCCATTCCCAATAGCCTTCTTCTCAAACATTCAGCTGCCCATGAGTCAAAATTCCTGTCATTCAATATCTTGTCTTCTATGACTTTGTGATCTACTGATTTGCTGCATAGCCAGTGTGATATCAAGTCTTCATCATCTCCTACAAAATCATGCTGATCATTATACCCAAGATCCTTGGGTCTTATTATGTGAGATATCAAAGTGAAGGATCTTCCCTCATTCTGCTTTGCAATTACTCTTATACTGTTGTAACTGGTAACTTCCAATTCAAGCTTATCAACATCATATTTTGGAAGACTGACAACCTCTCTTATGTCAACAATTAAGCATGTTCTAGAGCTCTTAAATGATTTTGTGGATTTTTTACTAAAATCCCACCACTTACCTCTAGAAGTAGACTCTGGAAATTCCCAGTTCATGCTTCTTATGAAATTCAACATTGTGTCTGAACAAGCCTTTAAGGATTCTTCACTTCGGCAAGTGGCTCTTGTGCAGGTGTTGTTAAAAATCTCAAGCTGCACAGAGATGCCATCCATCTTTCCTGCAAATGTACCTCTGCCAGTGTACTTGTGTAGCATCTTGTCAAACTTCTGCTTTTTGATGAAGCAACCAACAACTCCCATCCTCAGTGACTCAAGAAGCCTTGGTATTAGTGAGCTATCTGACATTTGATTTTGCATCTTCACAGACTTTATTATCATTGACATAGCTCTTTCTGATTTCGACATTGAATACACACTGTTCATTATTTCTGTGTTTGAGAAAGGATCAACATTGCTAAGTATTATATCTTTGACTAAATCTGCCTTACTTTTGTTGAACTCAGGTGCTCTCAGTGCTCTCCATATTTTTTCAATTATTATTTTGATGCTGAACTTTGAGTCAACTGCTTTTTCTGATCTTTTTGAATTCAATCTGTGACCCTTCCATTGACAATTCTCAATCATAGACCTTACCACATCTAGTTGGGAAGTCACGACATCGGAAGGAGCAAAAGTTCTTATAGTTTTCTTTTTTGCTGAAATTGAAATTATGTAATTCCTTAATGACATTGCATTGCTAAAAGGTGATTTCTCCAGTGTCTCATCATGAGTGTCACAGATCCATGGGTGCTTTGTCTTATAGTGATTTAAAATTGTCATGTGCATTGATTTATTTCCTGGAACATCAGGTATGGAAAACCATTTTCTCTGAACAGCATTGTACAGACTAACTGACTCAACTAAGGCATCGGTTTTAATGTCCAGCTTATTCATTACATGTCGTTGATTCATTATGCCACCAAGCGATGAGACTTTGTAACAATTCACTATTTTGTTCACACTTTCGTAGAAAGATCCAAAGCTAAACAGCCACTTGTAGTCTGTCTTTTCTGACCTTCTCAAGCTCTTTGACAGATCCAGTAGTGATTTGTGTTGATGATTTGCTTTCATCATCCCCTTAGAGTGCAGTATCACATCATCTTGCAGTATATAGACTGATGCGGCATGCAATTTTGAATCTGTTTGAAATCTCATTGTTTCTGAGAGAGAAGGATTGGACGCTCTGATTTTAAGCGTCAGCAACATCTCTTCTGAACTCATTGACTTTTTGTAAAGAAACGAAGGATCATTGTTCGTCTTCTCAATTATTTCATTGTCATCAACCCCTAGTGCAGTTTTAAATGCATAATACTTCTTAGATTGTCCGAAAGAGATATATGTTCTAGCAGTAGGCTTACCGTCTTTTGTGAATTCCATTGAGGAATCTTCATACAAGGCCAAGTGGATAGATCTAAATGTTTTGTCTGAGCATGCATTGTACAAAGCGTAATCATAACCAAACATGCCACAAGTCAAAGGATGATCCATTAAGAAGAACCCAATGCAAGGATGAGGACTCTCCAAAAGATTCTGCTTGTAAGAACTCCAGTGTTTATTGGTTCTCATTCCCAAAGTTTTGTAGTGCGCAGACATCTGACAAAGTTGAGCTACGTTGCATAACATGATATTTCCTCCATGTTCAAACAGTGAATTCCTCAAATTAGAATAAGTGTTGAAGCGATCATCAACTCTAGAATTTGGGTGCGTTTTAACGGCTGCCGAAACAAACTTTATCACTGGCGTTAGAAGTGTGTTTTTGTAAAACCAAATAGAATTGAACTCTTCAACATTTGTGAAGCATGATGATGTGCTCTTTTCTTCACTTTGCTTTGAACATATGTATGGGTACAAAAGAGCCTTGGCTTCTGTAAAATAGGACATAAGTAGCTTGATTTTTACACTAAGTATTTCATTTGGTTCTTCCTCGTGAATGACTGTGCTTAACATAACTGATGAGTCATCAGATGACGCTTTTGTTGTACAGACAACACTTATTAGTCTTTTATCTACTTTTAACCTACTACTCAAAAGATTTGGCATCATGCTTTTGGTACAATCTTCCCAAAAGTATAAGAATGCACAGTGCAATATGCTGGATGTGTAGTGCAGTATACCCTGCATCATGTTTGATGTGTTCTTGAGCATCCTACAACCAGGATCTAGCAAGTCATTAAAAGATGAAAGCCCTAGATACTGATCTTTCAATTCCTTCATGGAACCATTTATGCTAACAACATCAGGGTTATCATCAAACAGGTTTAGAAGCATACTAGGGAGTTCAAGTTTCTTACTAGTAACAAGATTCAGGATGCCCATCACTGGTTCAACAAACTCATCAGGAAGAAAGCGACATAAAAAAGAGCCAAAGACTGGCATAACAAATCTTTGAGCCCATGTAGTTGCATCATCAGAATTGATAACTGTGTTGCAAACTTTGTTAGGTCCTAATAGACTAAACACTTCAGAAAAATGTGACTCTGATCTAGCTAGCTTTCTGTCTCCTTTTGTTAACATTTCATTGTCCAATAGCTCACCAACAACTCTAGATATTGTCTCTACAAAATGTGTTAGCAGTCTGCAGCGGAACTCAAGAACAAAGATTTCTCTTACTCCCCCAATCTGAAGCTTCTTGAAAAGATTTGAAACTATTCCTCCATAATCTTCACTAACCGTTGAGAAGAGTGTGCCCGTGTGTTTCAAAAGTGAGGGCTCATATCCCTCTTCTAAAAGTTTAATTGTTGCTTCTAGACATGTGATTCTTTCATTCTCTTGCAAGTTCGGATCGTGTCTATTCCTTTTTAGGTCACCACATGCAGTCTTTTTCATAGTAGAAAGGCTGAATGCATTTCTGCTTATTAGTCTTTTCTGTATCAGTGATTTTAGATCCACATTCTTGGATTTTATCTTTTTGTCTATTATATCCCCTAGATGACAAGAAAACATCAGATTAAATTCATGATCAATTGGCCTGTCTGGACTTTCAATTCCAAGATTTTCCTTGTTCACATCTCTCATCCTGATTTCTTCAGATAACACTTTCTCGAAGATCTTTAAATAACCATGCATTTCCTTAGAATCTTCTTTGTTATGCAATACTCCAAAGTATGAAAGGTTCAAAGCAACCTCAAACTTGCCTACTTCTCTGCCAGTTATCCAGGATCTTAGTTTACAGTCTCTGTCCATAGATCTATTAAATTCCAATATGTTGTTTGAGTCAATTGGAACAAAGTTTGTTGTTGGACCCATATTCTTAAAGCAAGAGATGACCTTATGCCTCATCCATATTCCAAGCCTGCTCCTGGTGAAACCATCCCACTTACTTAGTATTTTCAATGGGTCATGGCTAAATCTATTATTCTTAATGCATTCCATATATGCATATCTTATTTGTTGAGTTTCTTTACTGGTTTGTTCTTTCCCTTCAAGCCAAAAGAGCATTGAAGCATTGAAATGACTTAGACAATGCTTGGGTATTTGTTCTAAGTCAGTGGAAAGTGACACAGAGTGAAGTCCCATCCACATGCACAGTAGAGATGTTGCTTTTTCTCTTATATACAACAGATGTGTGCAGGAATGCTGATTCAGGCTGACAAACTCAGATATGTAAACATCACCCAGGTGATTCATAATTTTGAATGGTAAGTCATAAGACTTTATGAGAGATGTCTTTGGCACCAAAACTGAGAAGAAAATTTGTTTATCAGGTGATGTTGATTTTATGAGCAGGTAGCAGTCTAGTCCTGGAACAAATTTCAGAATGAATTCTCCCCTTTTACAGTACTGCTGTCTAGATATGTTCACCTCCTGCACTATCATGTCTAATATTTCTAGGGAAATACCAAAATCTGTCCTTCTGAAATCTTCATAGAAAGAGAATGTTTCATTTGTGTGCTTTAAGTCCTTACTGTATCCTGACAATTCCAGAGATCTATTTAACAGTTGGGAAAAGTCAGTGAATAAGTGCTCATGCTGATTATCCTTTGTTGACAAAGTATTCATATAGACAAATTCATCAATATCATCAGTTCTAACATCACTCTTAAACCCTTTCTTTGAGTTGGCAACAGATTGAGTGACTGTGATATCATCTCTGTGAATCTTTGATTCTACACCAGAGCATGCTAGCCTAATTGAGACATCAGCTGGGACTTTTGGTCTGACTCTGAAATGCTTTGATCTTCTGACTTTTCTCTCATCTTTTGTCAGATTCTCACTCATTGGTTCATACACACTTGAGTTTTCGCATGCAAAATTTATTGCCTCTCTCCAAACTTGACCAATTGCAGAAAAACCTCTTATAGTTAGCCTTCGCAGTTTTTCAATCCTGCTGAAGTCTGAAATTTCGTCAGAGCAAGGCTTGCACATAAACAGTGGAACTTGTACTGGTGCTTTTAGA